ATCGCCCGTTGTGCCAACTACGGTTTGAACCCCACCAGCAACATCGCTTTTTTCGCTTCTCGCTGCTCTAGCAATATGCTTATCAAGTTTACCAAAAGGAAGCATCGGCATAGAGTTAATTAACTTACGTTGAGTATCTCCCCTTACTGCAACACGCACACCAGATGGGTCTATAGAAAATCCGTGTTCGCGCAATGCCCCGTGCACTGTATAAACATTCTCCATTAGGTCATCAACAAATCCGTCAATTACCTTAACATCATAATAACCACGAGAAAATGCAAGGGTACGGGCTAATTCTTTATTGGCTGCATCGATTACCGCTGCTCGCTCTGAGTCATTTTTAGCAGATACAAATCTATCAATAAGTTGACGACGGTAATCAGATACCGTCATTTTATCCATTGTGTGGGTAGTAATTACTTTATCGCCACGTCTAAATAATGGAATGTCATCAAATACTGCAATAAGTTCTTCTACGCCATCTAATGGACGAACTCCTGAGTTAGTGACTAGACCCTTTGGCATATATGTACCAAAAGCACGCATAAGGACAGTTACTGGTCCACCTACAACTCTACTGCCAAGTACACTCTGACTTACTCCACCTAGTTTAGAAAAGTCACGTTCAACGATTGCAGTCTTTACTTTGCCAGCCTTGCTTCGCGCAGCAGCAAATCCCGCCCTACCAATAACAGGCTCCATTGGTTTGTAGTTCTTACCAAAGAATGTAGGACTTAACTCAAGAGCACCCGTTGCAGGATTAATTTCTTCCTTCATAAAAGCATCGTAGATGCTCTTTTTCTTAGGGTCTTTCTTGATTGCATCATCAAAAGCCTGCATCCAACGTCCGCGTTGCTCTGCAGTAAATACTGGAATACGACCAGTTAGTGCAAAATCATTCTGGACTTGAGCAGTTGCATTACTGATATACCAAAGGTCATCAGCATTACCTGCATTCATAAGTCTTATTACTGCTGGCTCATAAGCAAAGTCAGCCAAAATTAAGTCACGAACAAACTCTGGGTCTTTAGTCTCACGAATCAAACCTGGGAGACGTGGATTCATACTGTACTTCTCAGCAATTCTAACAATATCAACAATGTTGTCAGATGCTGCTAGGTCTTGAATATCTTGACCAAAGACTGTGCGCTGTCCCTGAGCGCCATTAGTTCTTACCCATAGTATGTGGTCATTGGCTGTCTGTTCAAACTTAGGCATAGCCTCGACATCGCCAACACGGAATTTAGTATTAAGACCAGCCTTAAAGGCACCAGCCTTAACTGCTGCGCTAGCACCAGTAAATGCACCTTGAATAGCAATGTTCTTAATTAAAAAGTCAGTTGTTCCGGTAACCCATTTACCAACAACATTATCAGTAAAGTTCTTTTGAATATCTGCATCATCCCAAAGGTCAATACCAGCGACATCTATTCCGCCCCACTTTTGAAGAATGACATCTTGAAGACCTGAGAATGGATTCAATCCAGACTTTGTAGATGCAATACCTAATGAAACTTGTTCACTTCGATTGTAAGCATCAATAATGTCACTCGGCTGAAAGCCCTTTTCAAACTCATCGCGCTTATATAGTGGGCTAGTTGGGTCAGTTAAAAGGAATGCTGTAGATATTGGACGAGCAATAATTGGACTGAATACATATTGGTCAGCCTTTTGTGCTGCAATAAGAACTGGGTCAACAATCTTTGCTGTTGATTGGTCATAACTAAGTAGACCAGCATCTTTAAGACTCTTACGGGTTCCGGCTTCTGCGTATAATCCAGCCTGAACTGCTAACTCAGGACTTCCTTTTGTTACGCTAGGAGCACCTATTCTTGCACCTGTAGCAGCAGCGCCACCAACAAGTCCACGTACTGGCGCAGTTAAAACATCAGCAACGCCCGTTGCTACACCAGCAATACTTTTTAAAAAGTCTTCCCATAATGGCATTACTTAGCCTCCGCATATTTGAAGGTATCAGGTGTACCACCTTTGACTTCAGCCCCAGTAATAGACATAATAAAAATATCCCTGTCTTGAGGGGATGCCCAAGGAACCATCGACAGTGGGATTGCTATCTCGTAGTTTTCAAAACCTAGAGAACTTGCAAACTTATCTAAATGGTCAAAGAAACTATTCTCTACCCATTTCACAATATCTGCGCCTTAAGGTAATTTGCAAATCTCTTATAAGAATCAGGGGCGCCAGGCAGTCTTGTAGCATTCATAATGTCAGGTAGATAGCGCTTGATAATATCAATACCTTCAGATTGATTTATTGCCGATGTCAATCTTGGAGAGATAACGTCAGAACCACGTCCGCGACCAACGTCGACTCCATCAGAGATTGGAAGATACTCTGTTGGCTCAGCATCAATAGGAACTATCTCTGACATAAAACTATTCATAACGTCAGCACTCATACGAGGCTGTGGATTTGCTGCAGATGCTGTTGTAGCCACGTTTCCACCCTCGCTTATTTGTTGTGCCATAGCCGTATTTTCCCCTTGTGCGAATCCAGATGGACGAAGTTGTGTAGCCTTTGCAAACTTCTCTGCTACAAATCTTCCTGATTGACCATCGCCACCAGTAGCAGATACCTTTGCTGGGTTGTTTTGTGATGCCTTAGGGCGGAATCCACCACTAACCATTTACTTCTCCTCTGGCGTATATGAATATTCTTCTGCACTTAGCATCATCCCTTTGGCGAGCCAAGGATTCATATTCTCACTTACATCTGTCATTAGGTAACGAGTTCCCTCATAATCTGACCACTCGCTAACAAGAACCCAGCCAGTACATATTTGACTTTCTGAGTCATCTAGTTCTTCTGCTGCTAATCTCATTGCAGCATTTATTGCATCGGTAAACTTAGTCACTTGTATTGGACTTCCTCGTAGAAAGGTGGCGCAGAGTATGCGCTTACCTTTGATGCAATATCCATAGCCCGATAAGGCTCTGCTCCTGCATACAAGGCACCAAGTGCAAATGAACCACCGCTTCCGATGGCATACATATTGTCTTCGCTTTTCATCACCGACAAGTCTTCGTCGATGTCAAATATTTGACCACCTACTGCCATAAGAAACTGGAATCTCATCCCATCTTTCTTATCTTCATCAAAGTTATAACCGTTGCTGGTTAAGCATTTGCGAAGAGATGGCATCACTTTGGTAATCATAAAGTGATAAACATCTTTCTTATCTTTTGCCGTGAACTGTGGCGGTTGCCAAATGTTCTGGGCTATATCGCAAGGAGCAACTTCTCCGGCTCCTGCTATCAGTAATGCACCTCTTTGAGAGATTTTCTTCATTACCTTGTGGGCATATATGCGCCCGATGTCATCAGTAACTCTACTGTCGGCGACAATAAGCGCACGGTCTGGATATTCAATTCCGATAATCGTTGTCATTGTCCCCTCCTAGATTATCTTCGTCGAATAGTTCTTACGCTTGCGCTTGCCTCTCCTGCGCCAGAAAGACTTGATAGTAAACTCATAATGTCTGGTGCACCGCCACCTTGTGCTGCTGCCATCTCTGGAGGAAGAGCGCCTTCCACCGGAGCGCCAGCGGGAGCAGGGGACGGTTGCTCAACCATTTCAGAAGCAACTCCGGCAGAAGGAACTTGCTCTGCAGGTGCGAATGTCTCTTCAATCGCATCTTCAAGTGCTACGCCTTTCTGGCGAGCCTTGATAACTGCAGCAATCTTGCGTACAACTTCAGATGCGTCCCCGCCCTGTGTAGCCATTGCTGGAATTGCTTGTGTGTAAGCCGTCAATGAACCAAGCAAGGCTTGGCGCATATTCTCGACTTCAATCTTCTCAAGTTCTTGTGTGACATTTACAGTAAATGGAAGTTCTCTCATTGCTAAATCTTTGGAGATAAGTCCACCACCGAGTGCTTGTAGCATAAAGATAAGACCCTGAGCAGGATTTAGACCTGCCAACATACCGTAACGAACATCGGCTGAGTAATCTCCCTTGATGTCCTTACGAGGGTTATAGGTAATTTCATATGGCGAACCAGAATCAACGCCACGAATAGTCTTTGCATCTGGGAAAATGTTTTCATCTACCTCAAAGCAAACCTGAATTACATCGCGCAAAGCGCTAGCAAAGATTGCTTGAGCGGATTTAACTTGAGTATCAAATGCACCCATAAGAGCCTGTACACCTTGACCAGTAACAATTGAAGCATCAATGTTTCCGGTACGTCCCTCAGGGTAACGAGCACCAACTCGCATTTCTTGATTGAGCAATGTCTGCTCAGTGAATGCGCCTTGTGGCAAAGTAAGTTCTACGCGACGAACGCCCGCTGGGGAGTTGGTGCGGATAACTGCATCTCCACCAAGCATAAGTTCTTGAACATCTGATGGAAGAACAATTGGAGCCTGTACAGATTTCTCTGCTGCCTCCATTGCAAGCAATGCAAAGCGGTTGCGTAGCAACTGGATACCGATGATGTCATCGAATTGACCACGCATCTCACCATCAACAGATGGCTTACGGGCAACTACAATCGTCATCTTGCCAAGAGGATTCTTAGCCTTAGATAATACGAGGTTACCTCGATTAGGCAAATACACAATTGATTGGTCTTTGTCGTAATAGCGAACTAATTCAACCTGTGAATTTAAGTCTTGCTCGTAACGAAGTTTACCAAGCAACTCATACTCAAATTCAGGGAACATAGAAACTAGTTCACCTAGAGTCATTGTGTAGCGTTTTGCAAAAGCAACGCATCGTCCATAGCGGTCAAACTCAGGGTAAGCACCTATTGGGTTTTCTATGCGAATGCGTGGCAGTTTTGCCTCTTCATCCAGTTCAATTACGAACGGGAGGAATCCATATGTGATGTACCAGTCTGCGCCTTGATACATTTGTACAGATAAATCTGAATGAGCAAAATAGTTAGAGGCAATACGAGTACGCGTATCAGCAAACTTACGAGCACGGTCAGAAACCGAATTTGCCGCGTTACAGTTGACTGCTGGAAGTGGTGCCATAACCTCTGAGAGGTCTCGCGCAACAACGTCCACAAAATTAGCAACGACATTCGCATCTACCCCATCTGGAAAGAAGTCAGGATAGACAGTGGCAATTTGCCCTTTGCGAACAGCAAGGACGTCAA